TATTTCAGGCCGCAATCGATTACCTAAACGGCGTACAAGTGACACGTACTAGCGCCTCATTTTCTTACATTCTGGATAGCTGATTATGGCGCAGAAACTTTCACTCGTGGCTCGGATGGGCGCAGGGATTAAAGCGTTTGGCGCTGGATTCGGTGCAGGCATCAGCACCTTCCAACCCTACGAAGGCGCAGGCTTTTCCCGTAAGCGCCCCGTCATCTATGGGGCACACGCTCGCGATTCACGGCTAGATCTAAACGAAGCCACGCGGGTAGAGTTGCTCAAGCTCGCCCGGCACATGTACCGCAACGTCGGGCTGATCAAAGGGGCAGTGGATTCGATCGCCACCTATTCGATCGGGCCAGGGCTGCGGCCGCAGTATCGCGGGGCAGATCAAGATTTCGGCAGACTGTGCGAGGAATACTGGCGCGACGTGGTTGTGCCGTCGCCAGAGGTTACTGGCCGAATGACCTGGACAGACATGCTGCTGGCGCTGTCTCGATCAATCGACGTGGACGGCGACGTGTTCGTCATTATGACTGAGAAGGGCAAGCTGCAAATTGTGGAAGGCCACCGCGTTTGCGAAGGTGACGACTACGGAACATCGGACGGCGTGTTCCTTGGAAAGCTCGGCGAACCTACGGGATACCTAGTTCAAACTGGTGAGCTGTACCGTAAGCTGGATGCAGATACCGTCATTCATTTAATGGAACTGGAACGGCCCGATCAGATTCGTGGAGGATCTTCACTAGCTCGAGCATTAAACCACGTTCGTGATTTAAAAATGCTGGGAGAGTTTGAAAAGGACGCATTGAAATTGCAGGGGAGCATTGCGGCAGTGATCACAACCGACCAAGGCGACGAGCTGGCTGGGCAGGGCGGATTCTTTGGGACAGTGCAAGCGCAGGATAGCGGAGAAAGCACCATCGCCCGCGAGGAGATCACAAGCTCGGCCACGATCCCACGCCTTTCACCTGGCGAAAAAATTGAGATGATTGGGCCGAACAGACCGCACGCTGGGTTTGAACCGTTCGCCAAATTTTTGATTCGTGATGTGGCTATGGGCCTCGGATTGCCCGTTGAGTTTGTCTACGACCCAGCCAGCGTCGGCGGGGCAGGCATGCGGTTTATTGTAGCCAAGGCGCAGCGCAGATTTGAACAACGGCAACGCTTGCTGATCGATAGATTCTGCACCCGCGCATGGCGTTACTTCATTGGTGGCGCGATTGCAAATGGGGATCTGCCGGCCGTTGAAGATTACGCAAAGGTTACATGGCAAACACCGAAGTCGCTGACCGTGGACGCTGGGCGCGAGGCACAGCAGGCACGCGAGGACTATAAGGCGGGCCTATCTTCGCTACAGGACTACTTTGGGGAGTTAGGACAGGACTGGGAAGAACAGGTCAGGCAGATCGCAAAGGAACGTGAATTTATTGCATCTATCGGAACCGTGACGCCACAGACTGACGTTGCTGCCCCAGTAGAAGCAGTCAAAGAGGCGCCCGCAATCGACGAGCCTACGCCAGTTAATCCCGAGAAAGATCCGAACGCTGGGCCGGACGCAGAGCTGTCGGCCAAAATTCAAGTAAGCGTTAACAGCATTAAGGAAGTTTTATCAGAATCCTTTACCATGAAAGACGATCCCGACTTTAACCTTTCTTCTAAAGAGTTGGATATGGTTGCCAAGGCCGTCGGGTTAAAAGATAAGAAACCAAAAACTACTAAAAGAAAGTAGTTGTGCGCACACTAGCCGCCCATACGATTAGGGCGTGGACGGTAACTCACCAGATACGGCTACGCTTTATTACGACGACGGATTGATCAGCGTAGTTGGTCGAACGATTAACGTAGGCCGCCCTTACAATCAAACCTACAACCTAGCATCGATTGTGGGCACTGCTTATGGCCGTGAAAGTGCTGGCCTTGGCCAGATTTTATGGTGCGTCATTAGCGCTTTTGGCATCTTGTTTGGAGTTGTGTTATGCCAAAATAGCCCAGTCATGGGTGTTACCATTGCCTGCATGTCGGCCGCTATACTTTGGAAAATTATTCAAGGATCTTCCCGCCCTTACGTTGAGCTAAAGTTTGGCGGGCTAAACAATCAGATGCTTTACATGAAAAAGCTATCGCATGCCGCGCAACTGGCCGACGCCATTAACATGGCAATCCAAGACATGCACACGCCGCCCGAACCTGGGCAGCCCGTCTATAATCCAATTTTCCCAGATCCCGCAGACCCTGTTTCACGCAATCCCATCTTTAGCCGAAACTGATTTGACACCCGTTGGCCAGCATGGCCAACAAACTTAAAAACGTATCCATTCTCACCATTGGGGAAGCCCGTGGACATAACCTTTTAATCGACGAAAAGTCGTTAGAGCAGGCGCTGGCCGTAGCGCAATCCATGAAACGGATTAAAGTCACCATGGGCCACGGTGCACCCGTTACTGGAATCCTTGGATATATTGACGGATTTAGGATTGAGGGAGACCGCTTAATGGGCGATCTGACTCTGTTCAACACAAATGAGGCACAGTTCGTTCAACACCTAGCGCAAGTTCTTCCAGAAGGATTTGGAATGTCCCTCACCTTTAGCGGGGTACCAGAGGAAGTGGCTGGCAAACGGTTTGCGCGTATTGATGAAGTGTACGATTGCTCAATCGTTTCTGAACCTGCGGCCAATCCCGCAGGGATGTTTTCTGCTTTCTCAGCAGTTGACATGAAAAAACTGCAAATGAACGAAGCACCTGTCGAAGTCAAAAAAGAGCTGAGCGAGCCTGCCGTTGTGGCAACTCCCGCGCCTGAAGCTCCTGCCGTTGAAACTCCCGCCGCTGTCGAAGCACCTAAAGCCGAACTGGCTGAAATGCCTGCCGATAAGCCTGCTGAAAAAATGGCAGAACCTACTTTGACCGACATCGCCGGGATGCTTGCAGAACTGCTCGCTCTTATGAAAGCGGACGCAACTCAGGACGTGACCGAAGCTCCTGCAGCTCCCGCCGAAGACATGGCCAAACCTTACGGAATGAGCGCCAAGTCTGACGAAAAAACTTCTACCACTTTGGAAAAAGCCAAGGCCGACGCTGCTGGCGCAGTGGCGGTTCCCGCTGAATCGAGCCAACCGCTCGGCCGGGCAGAAATCCTCAATCAATTCAACGCGGAAAAGAATCCGGCCCGTCGGTCGGAACTACTCCGCAAACTCGGGCTATAAGCCCTACTAGGAGAACACTACAATGGCCAACACAATCGGAACAACGAATGCCAATGTAATCGCTCAGAGGGCTCTTGAAATCCTCGTGGCAGATTACAGCTTCCTCAGAAACTCCGTCACGGATTTCAGCAGCGAAGCGGCTAAATACAACGCATCAGTCTACACCCACCGTATCTCTGCGACCACAGCTCAGGACTATTCCCAGGCCAACGGTTACGCAGCAACTGCGACAACCCAGACGGATGTGCAGATAACTTTAAATAAATTCAAACATGTAAGTTATTCTGTCGACGATCAAGAGCGCACCAGCTCCAACATCAACCTGATCGAGCGTTTTGCCGGAGCAGCCGCGCACGCCCTCGGGTTGCAAATGGTTGGGGATCTGTTGGCCCTCGTGACTTCCTCCACCTTCACCAACGCGTTGACGGTTGCTTCCAGCGCCTTCTCCTACCGCTCGGTAGTGTCGGCCGGAATTACCCTCAACAACAACAACTCGCCGGTCAACGGCCGGTACGCTGTTCTCAACCCCAGCTTTTACGGCGCACTCTTGAATGACAGCACCGTCGTGGCGAATCCCCAGATCACTGGCGACCTCGTTCGCACGGCTGGGATTGGCAACGTGGCTGGATTCAACATCAATCAATATAGCGCAGTGCCTTCCAACAGCATCACGCTCGGCGGATTCTTTGCCCAGCAGGAAGCCTTGTTGATCGCGGCTCGCGTTCCTGAAGTCCCAACTGGCGTTCCGATCCCCGGAGACATCAGCGTGGTAACGGAACCCCGCACCGGCCTGTCCGTCATGGTTCGTGAGAACTACGACGTGGTTAAGGGCCAGCTCCAACGCACCTACGCCTTGATTTACGGCGTAAAAGCGGGAGAGCCGAACAGCCTCGTACGTATCAACGGTAGCTAATTCACTCGGGGAGGGCGGTGGGCCAATCGGCTCACCGCCCTTTCCACTTTAAGA